CTCAGTGCTCTCTCCCTGTGTATACAGCTTCCTACCCCCTATCACCCCAGCCGGGCTACCCCTAGTCACCCCAATACCCCCTCTTCTTTTTTCGGGCCACCCCCTATTCCTCTTTTTCTTGTTGCACGTTACTCTCTTACTGCTATCGCTGTTTGTCGTATGGAAAACACTACTCGTAAGAGAACTAGGAAAGCAGGCGCTCCAGAAGTGGTTGCTTTAAAGAAGTCAGTATCTGCTGCACTCAAGGCTGCCTGGCATGTCGAACAGCTTCGTGCTCGTATTGAGAAGCCCAAGAGGGAAAGGAACACTCTGGCTAAGAAGCTGGAGGTGCAGAGGGCTGCTTTGGAGGCGGTCAAGGCTACTGTGGAGGGGCTGCTTGAGAGCTTGAAGCCTGTTCAGGTTGACCCACTGAAGGACCATCCTGAGCTTCCTATGGGCAAGACGTTGGTAGAGACTTTTGCCGGCTCTAGTGCTGCTGCTTAGACTTTGTGCAAGCGCAGAGTATGTAGAGCTAGTCAGAATTGACTAACCTCGAATCTGGGGCACAAACTTCGCGACACCTGCCCGTGGCTCCATGCCGCGAGGTCCAACCGTTAGCGCAAGCCCGCTTGGTCAGTGGTGTGACACTGGGAGAGACTAGACACCTTCGGGACGCCGAATCGGGAACGCCGCCAAGCGTCAATAGGCGTGACAGTCTGGAGAGACAGACCGGGGGCTGCGCATCCGTTACGCACGCAGACCAATATATGAAAGTACTTGTAGCATGTGAATACAGTGGAGTAGTGCGTGAGGCGTTTAGGCGCCGTGGGCACGATGCTGTTTCGTGTGACTTACTGCCTCCTGATGATACAGGTCCACATCACTGGGGAGATGTGCGTGAGATCATTAACGATGGCTGGGATCTGATGATCGCTCATCCTCCTTGCACTTACCTTTGCTCTTCAGGGTTGCACTGGAATAAGCGCCGGCCTGAGAGAGCGGCTCAGACTGAAGAGGCTTTGGAGTTTGTCAGGTTCCTGCTGGAGGCACCGATCCCTCGTATTGCGCTGGAGAACCCGATTGGCTGCATTTCGACCAGGATCAGGAAACAGGATCAGGTGATACAGCCCTGGCAGTTTGGTGATGACGCCAGTAAGAAAACAGCTTTATGGCTGAAGGGGCTTCCCAAGTTGAAGGTTGACTTACAGAAGGTTGTTCCTCCCGTTGGGTGGGAGCGTGTGATGGCGGCAATGGAAATGGAAGAGTGTGAAGATTGTGGTGAGCCTTATTGTGAGCGGCATGAGGAGCACTACGCTGACTGTTCGTGCGTTGGTCCGCATGAAGATGATGTCACACAGAAGGTGATTGACGGGGTGTTGTTTGCAACCAGGCTGTGTCCTGCCCCGCATCCTGTGTGGGTAAATCAGACACCAAGCGGACAGAACAAGCTGGGACCAAGTGAAGACCGCTGGAAAATCCGCTCAAAAACTTACACAGGCATTGCAGAAGCAATGGCAACTCAATGGACTTAGAACCTGCTGATGATGGAGGTCAGTACAAAGTTTTAGTGATGAAAGTATGATTGACACTTTGAACACTCTTGTGCTAACTCTTAACTCTAACCCAGTTAACTCGGGAGTGTTGCTGGGTGGGAAAAAGCAGCCCGGCCCTGTGTGTGCAGGTGTCCGGGATTTTTTCTTTCTATGAGCGACATACACCATCCCAAGCACTACTCAGAACATCCCAGTGGCGTGGAATGCATCCACATCGCCCAGGAGTTCAACTACAACCTCGGCAACGTCATCAAGTACGTTTGGAGGGCTGGACTGAAGACAGAAAACCCTCTTCAAGACCTTCAGAAGGCTGCCAAGTACATCGAGTTCGAGATTGAACGGGTTCAAAGGGAGCGTGGGCAATGATTGTAATGCCAGCAAATTCTAGCGGTTGGTTTTGGCACTGTCTTGCCAGAGAGACAGGCAAGCTGGGTCACTTGTTTAGTCCCGGTGCTCAACGTGGGCCTTGGCCTTGGTTTCCTTACGCTCTCGACAATGGTGCCTTCTCTGCTTGGAACCCAAAGGACAACACTTTTAACGAAGCAAAATGGAGCGAGTACGACTGGAAGTGTCTAGTGACTTGGGCAGCAAGTCAGTCTCAGAGGCCCAGATGGGCAATCGTTCCAGACCGGCCAGGGTGTCACGAGACAACTATTGCGAAATGGTCGCAGTACGCTGGGATCGTAAAAGAGAACGGGATTCCTCTGGCTGTGGCAGTCCAGAACGGGATGACAGTAGACATGGTCAAAGCACTCGACCCTCTTCCTGATGTGATTGCCGTAGGAGGCTCAACAGACTGGAAGTGGGACACCATAGAAATGTGGGCAGATGCTTTTGAGCGAGTACATTTGTTGCGCTGCAACGCTCCTGACAAGTTGCGTTACTTGGAAGACTTGGGCGTTGAATCATGTGACGGCACTGGATGGTCACGAGGAGATCGTACGCAAACCAAAGGGCTGGAAGCGTGGGCCAGAAGTACCCCAGCTCCCAGAAACGACTCCATTGCTGACTATGTTTGTCGCCAGCCTAAAGACAAAGAGCAGATGTTTTTTGCCTAACCATGAGTGACATCCTCGACTCCATCGACAAGAAGCTGGAACTCACTCTCCTTCTTGAGGAGACGTTGAGGCGCAAACGGGAACGCAAGATCAACTCGTACTTCCCTGATGACGGTCCCCTGAAAAGGGATCTGTACCCAAAGCATCTCGCCTACTTCGCTGCCGGCAAGACGTACAGAGAGCGGCTAATGATGGCTGCCAACCGTATCGGGAAGACTGAGTCCATCGGTGGCTACGAGATGGTGCTGCATATGACAGGCAAATATCCCTCATGGTGGGAAGGCAGGAAGTTTGATCAGCCCATCAGTGCGTGGGCGGCAGGGGACACCGGCAAGACGACTCGTGACATCTTGCAGATGAAGCTGCTTGGGCCTCCTGGAGAGTTTGGCACTGGCCTCATACCCAAGGCGGATCTCGTGCGCACTACTGCCAAGGCCGGGGTTGCAGACGCAATCGAGACGATCTCTGTTAGACACGCTTCTGGTGGCGAATCGCGCCTGACCTTCAAGTCGTACGACCAGCGCCGGGAAGCGTTTCAAGGCTCAGAACAGGATGTCATCTGGCTCGATGAAGAGCCGCCTCTGGATGTCTACACAGAGTGTCTCCTTCGTACCATGACCAACAATGGCATGACGATGCTCACCTTTACCCCTCTGATGGGCATGAGTGAGACTGTCATGTCGTTCTTGCCCAATGGAGAAGTTCAAGAGCACTCTAGTGGTAGCAAGTACGTTGGGATGGCGACTTGGGACGATGTCCCGCACCTGACTAAACAACAGAAGGAAGAACTTTGGGCATCCATTCCGCCTTTTCAACGTGACGCCCGCTCCAAAGGCGTTCCACAACTCGGTGCCGGCGCCATCTACCCAGTGCCAGAGAGTGAACTCGTCGTCCCTGAGTTCCCGATTCCTGAGCACTGGAAACGCTGCTTTGGCATGGACGTAGGCTGGAATCGCACTGCTGTCGTCTGGGGTGCTACCAACCCTGACAGTGGAGTCACTTTCCTCTACAACGAGTACTATCGTGGACAGGCAGAACCCATCCTGCACGCTGAAGCGATCAAGTCTCGTGGAGAGATTCCCGGTGTCATCGACCCAGCTTCCCGTGGCCGTGCTCAGACTGACGGACAACAGCTTCTTGGCATGTACCGCAAGCACGGCCTCGACATTACGTTAGCAAACAACGCCGTGGAGAGTGGTCTTTACACTGTGTGGCAAATGATGTCTGAGAGTCGCATTAAAGTGTTTGCAAGCCTCAGGAACTGGCTTAATGAGTTTAGGCTTTATCGCAGAGATGAAAAGGGCAGAGTAGTCAAGGATAATGACCATTTGATGGACGCCACTCGCTACTTGGTGGTAAGTGGTTTAAGTAGAGCCGCAATTGCTGGTAAGGCTTCCCATAAAAAGGGCAGCATGTTTGCCATGCCTGTAGTTAACTTTTTCAAACGATGAACGAAGACAAATTAGCTGAAATCCACCAAGCTGCTCGTGCAGAGTTCGATCAGATCCAAGGCGCCATGTATCAGGAGCGCATGAACTGCCTTGGTGACCGGCGGTTTTGCTCACTGGCAGGCGCCCAATGGGAAGGCCCCTTAGGCGATCAGTTCGAAAACAAGCCACGCTTCGAGGTCAACAAGATCCACATGGCGGTTTTGCGGATCATCAACGAGTATCGCAACAACCGGATCACAGTAAACTTCGCGTCCAAAGAGGGTGAAGAGTACGATAAACTCGCAGACACCTGTGCCGGGCTGTATCGGGCTGACGAACAAGACTCAGGAGCAGAGGAAGCGTATGACAACGCCTTTGAAGAGGCTGTCATGGGTGGATTTGGTGCTTGGAGACTCAGAACTGAGTACCAAAATGACGAAGATCCAGAGGACGACAAGCAGAGGATCTGTATCGAGCCGATCTTTGACGCTGACACCAGCGTTTACTTTGACCAGGGTGC